TATGGAGATTGGCGAATATCTAGCAAAGATGTTAAAATACACCTTGCTGATATTGCACACCTATTAACCAAAAAACGGTTAAAAATGGTAGATCACGAAAATATTGCTTGGAAGGGTATGAACCTTTTAGAGGAATATGCTACAAATCGGTGTATTTGTTGTAAAGGCGAAAGATACCGAAATTGTGATTTTCATTTTCCTGGCATTTTAGTCGAAAATGCTCCAAATCCGTTTAATCTCAAATTTCGCATGATAGACGGAAAACACAGAATTGCAAAAATGCGTAAAATGGGCATTTTTCGCAGTATGTACTATGTAATCCCTTTTAAAAAATTTAAAAAATATTGTTATGGATGATGCAAAACTTAAGTTAAGGCAAGAGGTCTTGAAAATCTTGATGTCTAAATACGGTAATAGTACCTACTCAAATCGTGCCATTTACGAATGTGCAGACGATTGGTGTAGTAAGCAGGTTACAACGAACGGACTAGCAGGTTATTTTAAAGCGTATTATGCGACTAAAGGAAACGATCAAATTAGTGAAGAAAGCACTGAAGCATCCTGAGATGTATAATGAGGAAGAACTTCATTATATGCGTCAGGCAAAAAGAGAAGCTAAAGCAAAACTCAAATTGAAACAACTGAGAAAACTACAGAATGACTGTAAAACTGATTCAGATAACACCAAATCCTGAGGAACAAATAGCGTATATCGCTAGGGTGTCAAATCCAAATAATCAGGATAATCCAAATTATGCTAAGTTGCTTGCTTATTGTATTAAGCATCAACATTGGTCTATATTTGAACAAGCGTTTATGACACTGGAGATCGAGACCACTAGAGGTCTTGCTGCTCAGATATTGCGTCATAGGTCTTTCACTTTCCAAGAATTTTCTCAGCGTTATGCTGACACTTCTTTAATGACAAAAGGTAGTTTAATACCTTTACCAGAATTAAGAAGGCAGGATTTGAAGAATCGTCAGAATTCTACAGATGATCTTGATCCAGATAAGGTAAAAATGTTAGAGAAAGAAATTGCTCAACATTTCCATGATGCTCAGGATCTCTATCGTTATATGATAGATATGGGTGTTGCTAAAGAATGTGCCAGATTTGTATTACCACTTGCTGTACCTACCAGACTCTATATGAGTGGTAGTGTAAGATCTTGGATACATTATATTGATCTTAGATCTGCTCATGGTACTCAGAAAGAGCATAAGATTATTGCAGAGCAGTGTAGAGAGATATTTAAAGAACAACTTCCTACAGTTGCCGAGGCATTGGGATGGTAGTTAAGGTACATCAATTTAAAAATGAACCTCCAGAAACACCATATGCACCATTATGGGATTTTGTTATCGCTGAGAAGGAGACTGATCTTGATGTAGATGAACTTAGTTATATAATTTTATCTAAGGAAAAGGAAATTATAGAGGAATATCCAGAAGGATGGGCAAATCAACCAGTACATGATGGATATACTGGATTGGGAACAGATAGTTTAACTGCTAGATTTAACTATTTTAATGTATTAAAATGGGATTATCCAGTATGTAAAGATCTTCATAATGAGATCAGAATTCTTCATGATCAATATGTAAGTAATACTAGTGATGGTAAGTTTAATTCTAAGTATACAAATAGAAAGATTAGATGTTGGGCAAATGTAATGCGTAAAGGTCAAAAGATTAATAAGCATTGCCATTCAACTCACCAATACTCTTATCTTAGTGGTCATTTTACAGTAGCATGTAATGACACATCTACCATTTATTTTCATCCTTACAATCAACAATCATATCCTTTAAAAAATTCTCCTAATAGTATGACTATGTTTCCTACATGGATGGCACATAAGACAGATTCTCATGAAGTAGATATTCCTAGAATTACAATTGCTTTTGATATACTCATTAGTAATCCTGATGAGGAAACTACTAAAGATGACAATTTAGTCTACCTCTAAATAACACTACCTTGTAAAGTTTTATGGCTACCTATCCTGTTGTTAACAAAGAGACTGGCGAACAAAAAGAAGTTATTCTAAGTGTTCATGAATGGACTAAGTGGACAGAAGATAACCCCGATTGGACTAGAGATTGGTCTGATCCATCAACAATGCCTGGTGTAGGAGAAGTTGGTGAGTGGAAAGATAAACTTAGAAAATCTAAACCTGGATGGAATGAGATCTTAGGAAGAGCTCAGAAAACAGGTCAAAATCGCCAAAAATTAACTCTCGATTAGTATGCCACGAAAAAGAAAAACTGCTTCAGTTGTTACTGGTATTGGCATGACTGCCAAACAGATGAAGAGAAAGAAACCTATTAGTAGTGATTTCTTAAATGACATTCAACCTTTAACGGAGAATCAGAAAAAGTTTTTTAGTGATTATCAGTCAGGTAAACATCTTTTTGCATATGGATGTGCAGGTACTGGTAAGACCTTTATAGCACTCTACAACGCTCTTAAAGAGGTACTAGATCATACGACACCCTATCAGAAGATCTACATGGTTAGATCTCTTGTAAGTACTCGTGAGATTGGTTTCCTACCTGGTGACCATGAAGATAAGTCTGCACTATATCAGATTCCTTATAAGAACATGGTGAAATACATGTTTGAAATGAATACTGATGCAGACTTTGAAATGTTGTATGGAAACCTCAAGACTCAAGAAACTATTAGCTTCTGGTCTACATCTTTTATAAGGGGAACTACCCTTGATAATGCCATTGTAATAGTAGATGAATGCCAAAACTTGAATTTTCACGAATTAGATAGTATAATAACAAGAGTTGGAGAAGATACCAAAATCATGTTCTGTGGTGATGCTACTCAAAGTGACCTTACCAGAGATAAAGAGAGAAATGGTATCATTGACTTTATGAGAATCTTGCAACAGATGGAATCATTTTCATGTATCGAATTCGGTCTTGAAGATATAGTCCGTTCTGGATTGTGCAAAGAGTATCTAACTACCAAACACGCAATGTCTATGTAATGTTTAATCATGTACCAGCGAATCTCCCTCTATTAGAGAGAGAAACTATTGATGGTGTTAGATTTTATAAAGTTCCCAATGAGGATGAATTTTTAAAATTAGTATCAATCACTTCAGTGACTTCTCACTGGAGTAGAGAAAAGTTTGCTAAGTGGAGAAAAAAGGTAGGAGAGGAGAAAGCTAACGAGATTACTCGTAAAGCAACTGCTCGTGGAACTGACATGCATAGTATGACAGAGCACTATCTTTTAAATGAAGATCTTCCTAAGGTTGCACCTATGGGAGATATGTTGTTTAAGATAGCTAAACCTACTCTTAAAAAGATTGACAACATTCACTCCTTAGAAGGATCTCTTTATAGTAAAGAGTTGGGTGTTGCAGGTACAGTAGACTGTATAGCAGAGTATGAAGGAGAATTAGCAGTCATTGACTTTAAGACTTCTAAAGCACCAAAACCACGAGAGTGGATTGATGGTTACTTTGTTCAAGCAGCAGCATATGCGTGTATGTATTATGAACTAACAGGTATTGCTGTTAAGAAACTAGTCATTATTATGGCATGTGAAGACGGTGAATGTGTTGTTTATGAAGAACGAGATAAGTTGAAATATATGAGATTACTTGTTACTTACATTGAAAACTTCTTAACCACCCAACTACAACTACATGGAAAATGAATTCACAGCAGCCTTAGGCAAAAAGTTTATGAACCCTGCTAAGTTTGCAGTGGAAATAGAAAATCTTGTCAAAAAGGAAAAACTTAATTATATTGATGCTATTGTTCTTTATTGTGAAGAGAATAGTATTGAGATTGATTCTATTACTAAGTTAATATCTAAACCTCTTAAGGAGAAGTTAAAGTGTGATGCACAACAGTTAAACTTTATGAAAAAGACTACTCGTGCTAAGTTGCCATTATGAAAAGACTTCGGAATCCAGAGACTATTAATTATACAAATTTTAAGAAGTGGGCTACTGGGTCTGAATGTTTGTGGTCATATATTCCATCAGCAACACCAAATTATGATGATCCTACGGAGATAGAAGGTGAGCAGAGAAATTTACCATTTTATACTAGAACAATATTAAAGAGACCAGAGAATGAGTTTCGTTATCCTAGATTAGAGCATTCTACTAGTGAAGAAGCTCATAGAGTTATTGAGGTATTGAATGAGATATTAGATTTTAATAATATTAAGATGTCAAGTTACCTTAGGATATCACTTAACTGT